CGACATCGGGCACCACGTCCTCTGGGCCATTCCGAAGGGCACAGCCAGAAATGGCAACGCCTACAAACGCGCATGGGCGCTTCGCATAGTCGGACTCCAGCGGACCAGGCGGTTCGTTGAATGGATTCTGCCCGCGTTGCATACCAAGCGTGAGCGGGCCGAGTTGGTCTTGCGGTACATCGCTGCTCGTCAAGCGCACAGCGACTTCCGCACGCCGATCCAGCCTGAGGAATGGGCGATGGCGATGGAACTCAAGTCGCTCAACAGCAAAACCCAGCCGTTTACTCGAGAAGTCACCTTGAATACCGAACAAGCCGGGCTGAACTCAGAAGAGGCTCGGGAACGCGGCATGAAGGGTCATGCCGTTCGGTGGGGTTACTCTGATACTAGCCTCAACGACCCCACGCTGCGCCTGCCCATCTGAAGGGCAGTGAAGGTAGAGTCTGCTCTCACGTGAAAGCGTGAGCTAACACAAGGACCGAATTCGTCGACAAAACGATCTCTGACGGAGTGTTCTCGCCGGACATCTGGAGCAAGCAGGTCCTGCGCGCGACCGAAAGCAACCTGCTCTTCGCCAAGAGTGTCAACCGCGGTTTCGAGAACGACGCCAGCGTGGGCAAGACCGTCAAGGTCGCGTCGATCGGCAACCTGGCGGCACGCGCCAAGACGGAAAACACCGCGATCGTGTACGAGACGGTGGCCGAGACCGCGACCACAATTACTTTGAACATCTGGTCATACGCGGCCCTTGGCATCGAAGACATCGTCAAGGTGCAGGCCATCGTCGACGTCCAGAACGAGTACCAGCAGAAGCTCGGCTACGCGCTGGCCAAGGACGTCGACACGAACCTGGCGACCGACGTCGCGGGTTTCACCCAGACCGTCGGCACCCTCGGCACGGCGCTGTCGGACGCCAACGTGCTGGCCGCGGTGCAGCTGCTGGACAACGCCGATTGTCCGCAGACCGATCGCTTCTTTCTCATGTCACCGGCCGAGAAGGTGGCCAAGCTCGCGCTGGACCGCTGGTCGAACGCGCTGTACATCGGCAACAACTCGATGCCGGCCAAGAGCGGCATGCTCGGCGACATGTACGGGCTCAACCTGGGCATCACCACCAACCTGGTCAAGCCGGCCGGCGGTCAGGCGAATAACTTCATCGGCCATCGCGAGGCGATCGCGCTGGTCATGCAGCGGACGCCGAAGTCGCACGTCTTCTACGACATCGACGTGTTCACCTGGAAGCTCGCGGTCGAGGAAATTTATGGGCACCAGATGATGCGGCCGACGTTCGGCGTGTGGGCGAAAGGCGCGGCGTAGATGACGACGTCGGCGTCACCCCATGCGGGTGAGACGTTCATCGACCGCATGGTCGAAAAGACGCTCGGGCGGACCGACATCACGCCCAAGCGCGGGCAGAACTACAACTACCCGCTGCGCTGGTACGCGACGCCGAACGGCGACATCGTGCAGTTGCAGTCGGACCCGCAGAACCGCGCCCTGTATTCCGACCTGGGCTTTCACCTGCTGGCCACCGTCGCCGCCCGCGGTGAAGACCTCTCGGAGGTCGACGAGTGGGAGCGGATCGAACGACCCAATGTCATCGCCGAGCAGCGCAAACGCGCCAAGTTGATCAACGCCATCCGCAAGGCGGACCAGAAAGACCCGACGCTCGGGACGTTGATCGACGTCGAAACGATCGACTCGCAGTCAACCGAAGAGCTCGAGGCGACGATCCTCGAGATCCGCGCCAAGGGCGGCGTCGTCAGGGTGGTCGAAAGCAAGGTCCGTGACGAGCCTGAGCCGCCGATCCTGCGGGGTGTCGAGACGGCCAGAGCCAGCTCGCTCGAGGACCTGCAGCGCAAACTCGGCGCCGAAGGCGCGCAGGCGACGACCATCGGAGGCGCGATCCCGAACGGCGGGTACGACCCGATCGACCAGTCGCGTCGAAGGAGCAGGACATGACCGAAACACCACCCGTCGACTTCATCGCCCAGGCCAATCTGGTCCACGAAAACGGTCCGTACGTCACGCCGCCGAGCACGCTGTACTTCACCTACCTGCGCACCGACGGCGATTCGTTCGTCGGCCCGGCGTCGCACGCCGAGCAGTACCTGCGGATTGGCTACACCATTACCGGCGAGCAGACCATCGACAACTTCGCCGAGTGGGTCGAGCAGCAGGGCGCCAAAGCAGCGCCGCAGCCGGCCGAGCCCGAAGCGGACCGGCCGAGCTCGAAGCGGAGCACCGGCAATGCCGCTTGACGGTGGCCGGATCGGCTCGCAGGTAGGCGCCGCGGCCGGGCTGTGGACGCACACGCCGGTCGATTACCGCGGCAACGAACCGCCAGGGATCGCCAAGCCTGGCGGCTGGCCTAGCGATGCTGGCGCCGCGGCAGCGGTCTTTCCGAACGGCTCCCCGCTGGGAGGCCAGGGGGCTCAGGCGCCGGCGATCTCGGCGATCTCGGTCACGGCCATCACCGCGACCGGCGCGACCATCAACTTCACGCTGTCCCAGCAGGCGTTGAACTGGGTCGATTACGGCACGACGCTGGCGTACGGCTCGCAGAACACGCAGGGCTCGGGCACGGGCGCGCAGTCCAAGCCGATATCTGGGCTGGTGACCGCCACGCTGTACCACTACCGCATCGCTGCGGTCGCCAACGGCATCACCACCTACTCGGCAGACGGAACGTTCACCACGGCATGACGATGCGAGACGAGGACGAGCGGCTCGGGCAGGTGGCCTACGACGCGTACGCGTCCAACACCGGCGGCAAGTCACTGGCGACGGGTGACGACCTGCCGTTGTGGGCTGACCTGGGCGACGCTTTCAAATCGGCGTGGATCGCCGCGGCGCGCACGGTGCTGGCCAACGCCGCGGCAGTGCGCGTGCCCGAAGAGCCGGAAGACGAAGGCGACGAGCTGCCGGAGGAAGACGCGAGCGCATGATCGACGAGCACGGCCGAACGGAGTACCTGCGCGTCACCGCGGCGCATCGCGCGGACTGTCGGTTCGGCTCGGGCTTCTTTCGGCTGAGCTACGGGGCGGGGCTGCGCTACTGCCAGACGTGGGACGAGGTCCGGACCGCGTGTCGGCTGCTCGAGGGGGTCGTGCGCGAGGTCCGCATCGAGCGCGACGGCTACTGCCTGGACGGCGAGCCGCTGATCGGCGACGCCAACACGCCGGACGTAGTCGACGGCGAGTGGTGGCTCGGGCTGACGGTCGCCGACGGCATGCGCGAGCTGGGGCTCACCTCGGAGGCAGACTACGCCAGGGCGTACCGCGCCATCGAGGCGGCGTGTGGTCGGCGCGACAACCGCGCGTCGCAGGGTGGCGTGCGCGCGTCGATTGTCATCAAGCGGCCTGGGGCGAAGGTCACCAACGTGCATGTCTGAGCCCTACACGCTGGTTGCCGGTCAGCAGACGGACGGGACCTGGGTCCATACCGGCAAATTGATCGTGAGCCGCAAGCTCGCGAGTGGCACAGTGGCCAGCGTGACGCTTCCCGACGATGTCGGTGCCCTGGCCGACGGTTCGGTCACCACGGCCAAGCTCGCCGCGAATGCCGCCCAGCAACTCTTGCTGTCCGTCGTAACGCCGGCTACCTGGAGCACCACAATCACGAACCAGTGGATACTAACGCCGCTCAACGGGAGCCTCACCAGCGGCGGCGGGCTGCTGCGTATCGAATGGTCGATAGGGCTGTACCACTCGGCGGCGTCCGCCCTCTGCGAGCTTGCTGTGGGCTGGAACGGCACGTGGCAGTACTCGGTCGCAATGGTGAATACCTCGGCTGTAGCCGGTGCTTCGGTCACGCTCAGCGGGATCTTCTACGTCACTCTTCCTGCTGGAGGCAACACCGTCAGCATCTGGGCGGCCAACCTGACTGCTGGCACGCTCGGTACCCAGACCGCCGTGAATTCTGTCCTGTACGTCAACGAGCAGAAGCGCTAACTGGAGGAACCCATGACAGCTGCGCCACCGCTCCTGCCCGTAGCCGGTTCACCAGGCAGCGGGACGCCACCGGTGTACGGCATTCCTGGACCCCCAGGTCCGCAGGGGCCGGTGGGTCCCACTGGACTGCCAGGCCCGGTTGGCCCGCAAGGGTCGCCTGGCGCGGTGGGACCGAGCGGGCCGGCCGGGGCGACGGGTGCACCGGGGTCGACCGGCGCGACGGGTGCGCAGGGTCCGACGGGGCCGCAAGGATCGACAGGCCCGACGGGCGGCGGGGGCGCGGTTGGCCCGCAGGGACCGATTGGCAACACCGGCCCGCAGGGGCCGCAGGGCATCCAAGGCATTCAAGGTCCGATCGGACCGACAGGTCCGCAGGGGCCGACGGGGACGATCGCGGTGCCGCTCGCCCAGTCGCTGACGTGGACACCGGACAACACCTACGACATCGGCCAGTCAGGCGCGAGCAGACCCCGCAACGTCTTCGTAGGCGGACAGGTGCTTCCTGCGCAGGGCAGTGCCGCGTCACCAAGTCACGCGTTCGACGGGGCGACGAACTATGGAACGTTCCTGCGCGCGGGTGTTGCACTCGATACGGTGATTGGCGGATCGATCGTTACAGACGCTCAGTACAGCGC